GCAAGATTTCACGTTTTGGATTGACCGTGTTCAAGTGGCTCAAATTAACCTTTCTGCCCAAACAATGGGAAACTTATCTGATTTTGGTATTTCTATAGAAAAAACAGAAGGCAACACCTCTATGCTTGCCTATGCTGACACAATGTTTTTTGAATTGACCGAGTACGAGGGTTTTGTAAGGGACGTAAGTGAATTTTTGTTTCCACCTGTTCCAACTTAAATAAGAGTCTGTAATGACTCATAACGCCGAAAGGCAAACAATGAAGGGCTAAAACCATGTTAAATGAAGCAGAGCACGGAATAACGGACTTGGCGATGAATAATAGTCGCTTTCACGGTGATGAAACATTGCTGGTGAAGTTCTATAAGCACCCCAAAGAGAATTCTGCCAAGAGTGCAGAGGCTGGCAGGCCAATCTTTGAGGAAGTTCCTTATATCCAGATTATGACGCCTGGAAACAAGGACTCTATTGTCATCCGTCCAGCGACAAAGATGGATAAGCAGCGTTTTGCTGAACACTACCGCAAGTTTGAAGCGCGGGAGGATCAGGAAGGCATTGAAGGTACGCTGCTGGAAGAATGGGCAGGTATTTCACGCTCTCAGTGCGAGGAATTGAAGTATTTGAACATTCGCACGGTAGAGCAACTGGTTGCTGTCAGTGATGCTAACGCTCAAAACGTGATGGGCATTAATTTTCTCAAGCAGAAGGCGACCAAGTACCTTGAAGACACAAAGGGTGATGCAACAGCCGCAGCATTGGCTGATATGCAGGCCAAGTATGATGCCTTGGTTGCTCAACTGTCTGAGACTCCAGTAACGGATGCCGTGGAGGAGCCTGAAGAAGAAAAGGCACCCCGTAAGCGGCGCACTAAAGCGGAAATGGAAGCTGCCCGAGCAGCGGAGTAACGTATGGCACGATACCTGACCGTTGATGTAATTATCAACAGAGCCGCCTTAGAGGTTGGCTTGCTCCCGTCTGCCAGTCCAGTAAATGACCAAGATGAAGCGTTTATTCAAATGGTTGGATTGCTGACGGGTGCGGGTCAGGAATTGTGCGAGTTACATCCGTGGCAAGTGCTTGTACGTCCGTATCAGATCAACACCAATCCTGCGAATGACGGCACATCAGGGTCGTATGACCTGCCTGATGACTTCAATTACATGATTGACCAGACAGGTTGGGATAGGAAAAACCGTGTTGCTATCGGTGGCCCTCTGTCTGCACAGGATTGGACGTATCTGGCAGGGCGTGACCTTGTATCACAGACGATATATGCCTCTTTCAGGCAGGTAGACGGAAAGATAGACATTTACCCTCAACCTGCACCTGAAGATATGCTGATTACGTTTGAATACATTAGCCGAAACTGGTTGATGGAGCAGGGACAGACAGTGGCTAATCGGGATGATGTGGGTGCAGGCAGCGATGTGTGCGTTCTTGATCCGCAACTGACTATCAAATTTTTAAAGCTGAAATTCCTTCAGGCCAAGGGCTTTGATGCTTCCGCAGCCGCGCTTGAATTTGACACCATGCTGGACAGTCGAATTGGCAAGAGCGAAGGAGCACCCGTGTTATCGGCTTCTAATTCCGGCAGAGCTTTTCCCTATATAACGCCTTACGGCAATACTGGAGACACGAACTTTGGGCTATAGCCGCCAAAGAACGCTGGGTCGATACGGGCAACCAACACCAGCCACTATCACGCCGTTCACGTTTCCTGCCAGCACAGGTGGAGTGAATGCGGTTGATGGTTTGATGCTGATGCCGCCTACCGATTGTATTTACACAACAAACCTGATGCCCAGTGAATACGGGCTGAGACTGCGTAAAGGTTACCAGGAATGGGCAACGGGCTGTGTTGAAGACCCTCCCAGAGCGCCCAGTAGCAACGTCAACAGCATTATCCCGTTTGAGTCCAATGTACAAGCCGTATCGAATGACCGTTTATTTGCTGTTACAGCAGAGGGTATTTGGGATGTCACACTGCAAAACACCATTGCTCCTGTGCAAGAGGTTACATTCGCTCAGACATCGAATCCTGCTGGGTTTGGTGTGTGGACAGAGTTTACTGGCGATGCTGCTGGCAATGGATTGCGAGGCCACTACCTGTTCTATGCAGACGGACTGAATGGCATTTGGCAGTACGAGGAAGCGACAGACACATGGAGCCAACCACCTTCAGGCACTGCGGGTACTGATTGGCACTACATGGACACTGATGACATAACACCTCTTGCCTTCCCTGTGGATAACGTGGCGTTTGTCATGGTGCATAAGCAGCGGATATGGGTGATTCTTGAGGATGACGATGACGCATGGTATCTGCCGCTTGCCTCTGTAACAGGCGAGTTGAAGAAATTTACGTTCGGTTCCAAGATGCCGCACGGTGGAAACCTTGTTGGATTGTGGAACTGGACGGTAGATGGCGGTAATGGCGTAGACGATATGCTGGTCGCTGTCTCCAGAGGTGGTGACGTTATTGTCTATCAGGGTGAAGACCCAGAAATCACGCCATCAGGTTCAGCAATCGGCCCGTGGAGTACGCGAGGCGCTTGGTTTATTGGTGAAACACCAGAATCACGCAGGATCGCCACCACTTACGGCCCTGACCTGTTCATATTGTCCACCTACGGCATAACGTCCCTGAATGGGCTTCTGCGGGGCGATGTTCTGGGGCAGTCTGCGCCCTCAAAGAAAGTTAATCGTTTCCTACGCCCTGATGTAGAGGCGGGGAAGAACAGTAGCGCATGGCAGTTAACCACACACCCTGCTGACGGCTTTTTGCAGATAATCACCCCGAAACCAACGTCAAATCCCTACCTGCAATACAACATGAACTTGCAGACAATGGCATGGGGGTTCTGGGAAGGTGTACCTATATTTGGTGCCGATAGCTGGAACGGTGATTACTTCATGGGCGGGCCTGACGGCAAAGTGTATGTCAACAGCGGCACATTGGACAACCAGACGCTGACAGAGACAGGGGAACCCATTAGTTTTCGCACACTGACCAGTTTCCAGGCTCCAGCAGGTCACGCAAACTACAATCGAGTGGGCATTATCCGCACTGTAGGTGTTTTGGCAGGGGTTGCAGCACTCAATGTGAAAGCGGTGTACGACTACGCAATACAAACTGAAGTTAGCCCGCCTGTTTCAGTTCCCATTGATGGCGATAATACATGGGATTCAGCGGTATGGGATTTAACGCTGTGGGATTTCACGCTGGAAGGTAAGTCGTTTCCGCAAGGTGCATTGGGCATAGGCAGGACATTTGCAGTGGCTATCTCTGGCAACTCCAGTTCTCGTATCAACATTGTGTCTTGGGATGTGCTGTTTAACACTGGAGGCTACCTGTAAATGATAGCGTTCAAGCCAATGGATTCTGAGGTAGAATGGCAGTGGGTGCTTGAAAGAGCACATCCTATGCAGGTTAAGGACACTCAGGGGATTGTGGCGTATGAGAATACAACGGGCAATATCGCGGGTGTGGTGGTCATGGATAGCTGGACTCCTAGCGGTTGTCAGACCCATTTTGCTATCGACAATCCTATTTGCATTCGCCGTGGTCTTTTCCGTGAAGTTGCTCATCACATCCATGTGGTATGTAACAGACGCTATATCTTTGGGCTTATCCCAGCTAACAACGAGGCTGCACATAAGTTTGACCTCAAAATGGGGTTTGAGGAAGTGGCTCGCATCCCTGAAGGTTACGATATTGGTGTGGACTATATTGTTGTACGGCTGGCTAAGGAAAACAATCGGTGGTTGCCAGACGAATTTAAGATGGAGATCGCAGCGTAATGGCTAGATACGAAGAAAGGCTGCGCCAAATACCCTATCCTTCTATAGAAAATGAAGATGGTTCTCGTTCAACACATAGAATGGCAGCAGAAGTAGACAAAAACGGCAACTGGATTGCTTTTCCTATAATACAAGAAATTGATGGTAGCCTTGTGGAGATGGAAAAACAAAAGGCTATGGCAAGGGCGTTAAGGGAAGAAAACTATAAGAATTTTGGGAAAGACAAAGATTCTGCCCTAGAGTATGCGATAGGTGGCTACAAGAAAGGC